CTGCGTCTTTGCGATATTGATGTCGTTCTCAACCCTGTTCAGGGCAAGCTCAAGAGTACGGCGGGTGTATGCCTCATTCTCTTGCCGGTACTCTAACTCTGGGATGGGTAGCGGCTGCTCAAGTATACTCATTAGCGTCTACCGTCCTGTCTCATATCAAACCTCAGATCACCAAGCCTCCACCCGTAACCCAAGCCGGTGCTTTCTACGCGAACCTTTGTATGCCTAGCTCTGGCTCGAACATGAGACTGTTTCGTTGTGTTACTGATCGTTGACGTAGTCAGAGTGCTTGCCTCTTCCAATGGGAAGTCGCTGCCCTTGAGGGTCAGATCTATCGACGCATCACTCTCTTGGCCTGTGAACGAGAAGTCAGGAATGATGCGCTTGATAAACATAAAGCTGTCACCGTCCCCAATCTCAAGATCACCAGACTCAACAAACGCAGTCATCGCTGATCCGTCATCGTCAAACCCCACCTCATGCTCGTACAGGATATTTGACTTAGCGGCGGTATCAATCGCGCTTGTAGCTAACGGTCTATTCTCAATAGATCGACCACCCCATGTGCCTCTAGCCAGTGTACCAACTGCCCAAAGGTTCTCTGCATAATTGTATGACACGTAGTTCGTTATGTCTGTATTGCCTTCTCCAACTGGATAGAACCAGATGACCTCAGAGTGTTCGTTGTTTTCAGCGGCAAACACTTTGAATCGTTGCGACACGTTTAGATTTTCAAACACATGCTCAAGCACAGAGCATGGCAGTGGTTGAACAGAGCCGTTGTAGACGTAGAAGCCGCCCTGATCCATGAAGAAAACAGAGCCTCTGGCATTTACAGCAGCCTTGGGCGATATCATGGATATATCAGTACTCACCGTGGAGAACTGGAATGTAAACGGTGCCCCGACAAATCTCATAGAGTGAAGACTTACATCCGTCCAAATCAGTATCTCTTGCCTAGCCTGCACCGCACCAATAATCTCAGATCCTGAGTTGATACGGACACCGCCAGCGGTGTTGGTCGCAGTAGGAGTCCAGTCTGCCGCGTTTTGCTGGTCAGAAAATCTAACAAACAGCGGGTCAATTGCTGAACTTCCGATTGGATTAGAACCAAAAGCAATAACGTGTTGATCAACATCTGAGACCATAACCTGTAAAGCAACAGTCGGTACGTTAGACGCTCCTCCTAGAGCCGTTGCATTAACCGCTCTGGTGCCTACACCAACAGACTCGTCCCAGTAGAAGATGCCACCGCCACGAGCGTTGAAGATAAGATCTTCGCCAAAGTTGTCCTGACTCCACAGACGCAGTTGACCGGCGGCAGATATAGAGCTTGCACTGCCAAACGTACCTGCACCCCAAGCGCCTGCACCCCAGCCCGTACCAAGAATGAAGGCGTTCAACCCAGAGTTGATTTGATATGCGGCTACAGTAGAGCTACCGCCATTGCCGGTGTCGCTAGAATTTGCCGATACAGAAGCGCCTGTAGTGTCTATCGCCTCTATCGTGAACGTGTCAGTCGTAGGCACTGACGTAATCTGATACTCCTGATTCAAGACTGCGGCTGTGATGTTACCGCCAAGAGTCGCTGCATCGGAAAACGTGACGAAGTCGTTCAAGGCAGCACCGTGACCTGCCTCTGTCACTGTGATCGTTGATGATCCATCTGTTGCTGCAAACGTTGGATCACCAGCGCCAGTGGTTAATCTTATCGGAGTTACATCATTGAAGGTGGCACCTTCATTCACATAGAACTTTAGGTTTGTTCCGATACCAAGATACCTTGTGCCCTCTAGAGATGACCAAGAATGCAGCGATCTTGCTATGCCGTAGAACGTATCTGCTACAGACTTGACCCACCCGCCAATCTTTTCAACGCGACCTTTACGGAACCGTATCTTGTCGGAGTCAAACCATCCAGCGTCTGCCGTGTACTCAGTACCCTCTTTGTTTACGCCGGGGCTGAACTGAATCTTGGCGAGAGGCATTACGTAAAAAACCCCCCAAGACCTTGAAGTGTAGCTTGTTGAGGAATACGGCTAATCGCAGGACGCGGACTGTACCCGCCCATGTTCTGAGTCTGATACGGCAGCGGCATGGGCTGTGCCTGAAACATACCTGATCCACGGTTGCCTAGCGGGTTTTGCATCATGGGCATTGGCCCTTGGTTTTGCATGGGGGGAACGTTCATGCCGCCACCCTTTGATCCACCCTTGCCCGGAGAGGGTGCGCGGAATGGCATAGGTTGATATCGAGGCTGATTGTAGCCGCCAAAATTACCTTGATACATTTGACCGTATGTGGGCCGACGGAACGGCTGGGGCTGCTGAAACGCTCGCTGTTGTGGCAACCCTTGATAACCACGGTTAGCCCTCATATCGTTCATGATTGAGTTATAACCGGAGCCAAAACTAGGTTGCTGCTGCGGTTGTATAGGAAGAATTGCTGGGCCGCTAGTCATAACCGGCTGTTGTTGTTGTTGCGGTGGTTGATACCTGTTGTTTCCAACTCCTCCGCGTCCGTAAGGGACAGTTTGCGCTCCGCCTTTGCTGCCGCCGCCTGATCCGCCTCTAGCCATGACCTATACCTCTTCCCAATTTTGCCCTAAGAACAAGAGAGCCTCTGCCTCTCTGCGCCTTACTAGACCGTCCAATACCTTACCGCCTGCTTTGTTCCATCGACGTATTTGCGTTGGAACATCGTTATAGTCTTCTTCGTTCAGCCTGATCAGCAAGGTGGACTCTCTCAGGTTAGTTGGCCCTAAGTTGTATGTCCATGCTACTAAAGCGTCGAATTGATTCTGCTCTAAAGGACACTGCACGATGTCATTAACGTACCCCTCAAACTCTTCGAGGTCTTCAACGAGCATGCTCTCAGCGTCTTCTTGAGAGCAGGTATCGCCCTCTTCTACGCCGCGAGTGTGCCCATAACCAATCGTCCAAACGTTGGCAGAACATTGATATGCCTCAAGTTCGCATCCCTCAAACTTTTTTATGAGAGCCACGCCCTCTGCGCTTGTCTTCCTATCCATAAGATCTCTGCACCTTAAAAAACGAGTTTCGTTTCTTTTGATATATATTCAGTGTACATCTAATTTCGTCAGTCGTATTGCGGTACATGTGCCTCTGGCCCTTGTTTACCCACGACACTAGGCGGTTTGGCTTCCAGATAATCTCGTCAAACGAAATTCTGTTAACACTTTCTTCTTTAACAAATGACGTGCCGTCTCCCTGCTCTGGATAAAGGTACACCACAGTGCTGACAATCTTGTTTGGGTTGTCGGCGTGAATGTTGTACTCGTAACCCGGATAACACTTCACAACTGTTACGTCAAAAAAGCCAACCGGCTCTCCTACTTTTTCTTGATAGCAGGACTTGATTTGCTGGCTTATGTCATCGCCCAGACTTGCCTCGTGCTTATCGGCACCTTTATGGTCATCGATAAGCCTGTAATCTAGATCGTCCAAATCGCCCAATAGCTGGCTATACAGGTCTTTATAAAGAAAGTTATCTAGCACCTTCACTGGCAACGTCCTTAGATTCTCTCAACCTGCACATAAGGTCTTGATATTTAACAGGATCTTGTATTTTTATTAACGCCTTAACGTCTTCTAAAGGCATTGATAGCAATGCAGGCCAGTCCGCACCTGCAAGCCACTTAGCTTTCCGCCCATGCCTATACGCTTCAAAAGATGCGCCAAAGACTCCCCAGCCTTTCTTCCTAGCATGCGTTATCGTCATGGGGATTGTCATGGCAACGATGCCAAAGTTTGCAAAGTTGCCGTGCAGAAACCAAAGGAGAACAACTTCGCCAAATGGATTGCGCTCGTAATCTGTAACCGTGTGGGTAAGATCGTGCTGATCTCTGTACCACTTGATGTATGTGTTAAAGCCTGACTCAGAAGGCTTCTCTCCACGGCCCTTTGTGTCTCCTGCAAACTGCGAGGTAGAGCGATTTGTTTCCACTAGAAACTTAGAGTACTCGCGCCCTAAGCTGCCAACAGGCATTGCCTTTAAGCTGTCAACGTCATCTAGAACGTGAACCAACGACTCACTGTTCATGATGACTCTTGAGCCTAACTCTGTATTACGAAACCTTTCGTACTGCTTTCGCACTGAGCCAGACGAAAGCCAGTTAAAAATAACAAAAGCCGCCTCTAGATCGTTGGGATTTTTGTATAGCCTACGCATGGCGCTAAACACTCTACGCCATCGGGTGTGCATCTTTCTCAAAGCCAACGTTTGTACCTCTCCACAAGATCTGGTTTGGCACAACTTACGTCACATGACGCACATGGATCAACAGCATCCCTGTTTCCGCTTATAAGCTCCCTGCTTATCTCTGCAAGCCTTGGGTTGTCGCGCCATTCTCTGAACAGGTTTACGTCTTTGACGTTGCCAAACCCTATTTGGTGTGACCAGTCGTTGCAACACATCTGCAACTGCCCATCGAAGTTAATGAATATGCCCCTCATGGGATGAACGCACGGCCCCTTCACAGCAGTGCCGCCAGCTATCAACCCCGCCCTGTGATTGAAAGCATGCTTCCATCTAATCGGTTTACCCTTTGGGTCAGCATAATCAGGAAGGCGATTTACATCTTCAACTGACCCGCCGTCAGGCTTCCAATAGTCCTCAATCCGCTCACCGTTATTTAGGCGAGGGTACTTTGCCCTTCTAGCATTGAAGTCTTCTTCCGTCGTGTAGGTGTTCAGCACAAGGTTGTCTAGCTGACGATAGTATTTCCAGTAACGATCAAGCCGCCATCCGTTTGTCGTTATCTGTGCGCGATATCTTCTAGGCTTACGGAGAAGACGCTGTATTATCTTCTCGAACTTTGGATTGTTGGTGCTTTCCCCTCGGCCTGCCAGCATGACAGTACCATCAAAGCGCCACTCCTCAATCTGATCCATGATCGAATCAAACATTTCCAGACTCATGTTCTGGTTGTTGTTGGGATATATTGATGCGTCAGATCGTGGACAGAACGAACAAGTGCGATTGCACAAGTCCGTAATGTTTATATCAATCTGTAGTATCCCCTCCAGATCCATCAGTATCTTCCGACAAGTCTTTGTAGTATTCGATTATAGATAAAACCTGTCGTATATACCTCTTCAGTTCCGCCATGTTGGAGGAGAGGTTCTCATAACCCTTTGGCGACACCCCATAATATGCGTTCACTGGGGCGTTACCGTCATTCAGATCTTGCAGGTATTCACTCATCGTGTCTGGCGTTAAGACCTTCCACTCAACAGGTGACATTGAAACGGCGTTAGGCAAGGGCGGATGATAAACGGCTGCTGGCTGGACTACCGTAACGACCTCAACTTTCTTTGTCTCAGGGACGTATGGCTCACGACCTATGAGGCCGCAGCCGCTAAGTAGAAGGATCGGTAATAGCTTCCAGATCACTCAGCACCTCCTTTGTTCCGCGATTGATTATGTTCTGTATCAACCCCGGCTTTCGTAAGGAAAGTACAGTCATGTCGTGCTTGGCGAACTTTTTTCTGATCGACTCCACCTCACGCTGGGACTCTGCATTGTCAATCTGCAACTGGGAAACACGCTCATACATCTCTTGCTGGCGGCTTTCTTGCTTAATGATCTGGTCGTTAAGCTGCTCTACGCTAGACTCTAGGGCAACTTGATTGTCTGCCGCTACTCTAAGCTGGGCAGACAGCGACTCTTTCTCTGCCTCTGCCTTGTCAACGTAAAGCTTAAAAGCTCCCCCAGTCAGGGCGAGAGCAACCCCAAGAATTCCAGCTAGCTGCCACATGTCACTTCCTATTTGACCATGCTTGTGCGCCAAAGAAAGCGGCAAGTATGCCTGCAACCGATACAAAGTAGACCGCAGCCATATCACCGAGAATCGAGGCCGCTTGATTCATGCCAAAGAACTCGCTAACCACGACCAGCGATGGATATAAAAGCATGCCCCATAAAGCAAACCAACTCATGGCTCGTTGTGCATCGGCGCGTTCATGCTGCAACCGCAACTCTTGTAGCTCTTTACTGGTGTTTAGCTCTTCATCAGTAATGATGCCGTCGCCATCTGCGTCATATTCAGCGTACTCACTACCTTCTTCTAACCGCTTTGCGTTCATAACTACGGCCCAAATGCTTTGATAATTAAGTAAATCATACCAACGGCTACACCACCGCCAACAATTAAAGCCACTGCTCCAACTGAAATGTCGTGCATGAGCTTCTCACGCTCTTTGCGCTTCTTGTTCAACATAGCTTGATGAGCCTTCCTGTCCCTCTCTTGCTGCATGATTGCTTCATCGTAGTCCTTCAACAGCTTAGGGTCTGCGACAAGAAGCAAATCCCTCAAATCTTTTTGATATCGCTCTTGCGACCTACGAAGCATTTGCAGCTTTAAGATGTCGTTCTTAGATAATGGCTTGAATGCAGAGGACTTGCGGTCAATCTCAAACGTGTTGAGGGCTTCGCCAAAATCGGACACCAAAGCCATAGCCTGATCGACATTAGCCTTGCCCTCATTTACATTCTGAATGACCGTATTGATCTGCTGGAGCAACATCCCAGCCGCTGCAACAGACTCAATAATCATGATCTATCCCAAAAGAAACTGGGGCAACGCGACAGCCAGAACAACGGCGGCATACACTCCCCAGATCATTGTTTCAAGGCGGTCGAATCTTTTACTCCCAGCGTCAAGACGCTGCTCTATACCTTGATATCGCACGGCACACTCACGCTCATGGGCATCAATTTTTGCTATAGCCTTCTCTGTTGGAGTCATCTGAGTCTACCTTTTCTCATGTCTTGTCTAGCCTCTTGAAGCATTTCTGAAACAGCATGCCACCAGATCACACTGACCTTTCCCGTAACTACGACGGCAACGAAACCTTGGTCTTGAGCTTCTTGAATAGCTCTTCTAACGGCCTCAGTAATATCGCCAATGTCACAATCAGTGTTATCTGACATAAGAATACCAGTACCTCAAGCCTCGAATCAGAAGCCTCTTCTCGCCAGAAGTCTGACTCTTCTTTGGTCACTTGCCTTTTTTCTTTGGAAGGGTTTTCTCTAGCCTGTCAGCTTGCCCTGCGTGTAGCTTTGATGCTTTACGTAGCTCGGCTATCATTTTGCGCTTTTGCGCCGCTGTCAGTTCCGCCATAAGTTTTCCTAAACGCTGATGTTAATTCTTCGGGTAGGAGCTAATTGCTCTACAGTAATTCTGCCATCTTTCATGGTGTACACGGTGGGCATTATTGTCTGTATAGCTTCTCGCACTAGCTCACCGTCACCGCCTGTTCTCAGAACCTCTTGCTTCTGGACAGCAACCTGCTTCCAGCTAACCTGAGACATCCCACCAACAGCGCCAACGTCCATCAGTCTTTAGCCTTGCCAATGTTTAGAGCCAAGATGTCCACCAACTTGTAGAGCTTACCTATCATCTCGTCATCTCTT